GTTCCAATCATCCATTATTATGATTGTTTCTTTTGATATGATTGGTAGAATGTTTTTTAAAGCAATGTATTGATCATGAAATTTAGTTTCACCATCATAAAAAATAATATCAGGATTTGGTAGTGTTTTAAAATCAAACAATTGATAGTCAGTTTTATAAACAGATATTTTATCAACGTCTCCAAATTTTTTTACGTTAGATAAGAATTCTTCTTGTGGTAACACATCGATATTATGTTTATAATAGTTCCCCATTTTTTGGCTAACCCCGCGTGGTGTTAGATTAGGTGACATAAAATTATCAATCGCTATTGAATAGATATCATTACCATAGATCGCAGAACAAAATGTTGCACCACGAAAAACACCTATCTCTAGATAGGTTGCGCCATCGATGTCGCAAATGTTATTTAGAAAAGATCTAACTTTATTACTAGTGATTCCATGAATATCTAAAATATCTTGTGTTAATTTAGACACTTCTAGTTTACCCCATTCAATTGAATCGTCAATATGTTTAATTAAGTCCATATGTTTTTTTCTTATGATCGGCAACAATATCACAGTAATTACAGTCCCAGCATTGAAACTTACATTTCTTTATTTTATTTCTCCAACCTTTTAATTCTTCATGAGGAATACCATCCAAATACAATTCAGATGATTTGGCTAACACTTCATTACTAGCAACATATGAGTCAACAATTTCCATAGTTTCATCTAATCGATTAAAACTATCTCTGCCATGCATCTTGAATACATCGATGTATTGTAGAAACTCATCAAACTCTTCTTTAAATGGTGGTATGGTTGCAGCTTTAAAAAAGAACGCATTAATTTCTTTTTCCCATTTATATTCACATGTAACTTTGGATATCTCATGATGAAAATATGGTAACTCATTATTTGTTCTTAGATTATTGTATGAATAATGTTCATCCATAACTGGGCATCTACCTAAGCAACCTTCATTAACAAGTAAAGATAGTTTCACATACCTACCCTTCTCTTCATAGTATTTTAATTGTGCACGCTTAATATTTTTAAGTTCTTCAACATCACGCATTAAAATTCTATCGAGATTTATGTAATCAAATCCTTGATCGGCGTTGTACCAAAAGTCTTGTCCAGTGGCAACCTTTCTTAGAATTGTGTTTTTAATTTCCATCTCAGGAAAATGTTTCTTTAATCCCATCGCAACCCAATGACCATGTGGTATCGTCATGCATCTCAAACCTTTCTCATATAAAGGTTTTAAATTGTCAACAAATAACTTATAGTTATCAAACTTAGGAGAAACATTTACGTTATTAAATGTTGCACTTACAGTTATGCCTAAAGCCTTTTGAACAATCATTGCATTATCGAATACCGCATCTCTGAACTCATCAGAGAATGTTGACCCCATCGCATCTTGTGTAAAAGGCGGTATTCTACATGTGAAGTACACATCATATATCCATTCTTTATTTCTTTCTAAGAATGGATAAAATTTATTTATAAATGCTTCTTCGGAAAGCATTGGATTAAATGGTATTGAAAATATTTTTTTCATCATTTGCTACCTTCTAAGCAACCACCACATATTCCATTACACTCTGTCTTATAGAAAACACAATCTAGGCAACCTTGTGGTATTGTATAATTTTTATGATTTATACTGTACAATTCATCGAATTTGTCCCTTAGGTCTAATATACCATTTTTCCCTGAGATTTCCAAAACATTATCAATCTTTACTTTGTCTTGTAGTGGGTAGCAATGAATTGAACTTCCGTCAGGGAAAATGTCTAGTGGCATAAAACCACATATAGTTTCATATTCTGGTATTTTAAATGTGGCAAAGTTTAAAGAATTCTCTAGCACAGCTTTCTTTGTTTTACCCTCCCATAAACATGGTGGGACCTGGCAATCTGAGGTGATCCTAATACCATTATATAAGCCGAATTTAAGGATCTTACTAATTTCGGAACCCATTTCCTTATTATTAATTAGATACGTACCAGTAAGATCTAAACCAACTCTAATCGCATTTACGTTACCATCTAATTCATGATACAACCATTTGACATATTCATAAAAATTTTTGTCTTTCCAATCCTTTGACATGGTTATTGCCAAATAAAGTCTTGGGTTGGTATCAAACCCCCATGTGTTGGCGTAAGCCTTATAAATTTCCAGGTAGTTCTTTTTGAAAATAACCATCCTATTCTTTTCATTCAATTCCGCAGCATTGGGGAAACACCATCTAATGTTTTTTATATTATTGATAATATATTCCCTAGTTGTTTTACCAAATAAAAAATTACTGACAAGATTTACCTTTATGTTTTTACTAAAGATATAATCTAAAATGTCGGTAAAGTTTGGATGTTGTGTGGGTTCACCACCAAGTATTGTTATTTCTTCTTGGGGTTTATATAAACCGTAATGGTTGATAATCTTATCAACCATTTCTATTGTCATGTTACCTAATGTGTGTTTTAATCTTGCGTCTTCTTTTGTAAAACAGAATGAACATCCTTTGGCACACGTTCCGTTAATTGCTAGATTCATTAAAAATCCATTTTCAATGTGAGTGGTGTTGTTTCTACGTTTTCGTCTTCTTTTTGTTGCTTACTCATTGCCACACCAAATTTCTCGTGTTTTAGTCTGTGGCAATCAGCAATTGTTTGGCAAGCTTTAATTCTTTCTTCTAACAATTGTTGTTCTAATAATAAGTTTGCTAGTTTTGTATTGTATATTGTTACATTATTAATAATTTTCTGAACAAATGTTGCCTTATCAATATTTCTTCCTGCAGACAAAATATCGATAATTGGAGTTTGGTAATCATTATCTGCCATCCAACCAAATGCTTCTCTCTTTTGTTCTTCCCAAGTATCTTTTTCTAAGATAGATGCGTCAACCATTAACTCTTTATATCTTTCAGAAAATCTGTCAGCAACAACTTTTTTCATAACGGCTTTGTTAAACGCAACTCCGGCCGCTTTATCTTCATCAGTTAAAAAGTGTTTTACTTTTTGTTCGTCAGTTTCTCCAGATTCAGCTAGCTGAGGAATCTCATCCATAATGTGTGAGTTTGTTCTCACACTAATATAATCTTTATAGATGTCAGCAAAAACAAATCCCTTGGCAACTTCTGCAGGAATGACGCTCGCTCCTAAACGATTGAGTTCCACCCTCATGTCATTATATTCATCCGCAATTCTACCATAGTTGTAGTTTAAATACATACCTATGATTTGAACGTACCCAGGGACATTACCTTGTAATTTAAAAATAATATGTGTCATTATAATAATTTTTCAGTTTCTATTTTATTTGATTCATCTAATTTTAATTGATTCTTTAATGATTCTTCAATTGTAAAATGATTTGTTGTTGCTTGTGTCATCAATTGATTAATATTTCTATCAATCGATATTGTATATGCTGATGCTAAAGATAGAACTTGTTTTTGTTGTTCTGGTTCCATCATTAAAATTGAATCTAGATTACCCGTTCCGATTCTACCATAAGAAATCATATCAAGCATTGCTTGTTTAGCCATACGTACAGTCCAATATTCATGTTCATACTTCTCTTCCAATTCAGGATTCCCAAATACATCAATCAATTTTGTTCCATCTGGTAAAATAGCATCTTCTGATTCTAAAAATTCTTTAATCAAATCGATGAAACCTTGTCTTTCTCTGTACGCGTCTTTAAGATTTCTTTTAAACTTTCTTAAGTCGATGTGTTTATCGGCAACAGTTAAGTTGATCATCTCTTTTCTTTTAGGATCAGTAATAAATTCCTTACTTTCTTCATCCATCTGAATTTCAAGTTCTGCCTTTCTTACTGTATATTCAAGATGCTGTACCGCATCTTCTCTACCTCTTAACTCTAGCAACCACTGTTTTAATTTTGCGTATGGAGTTATCTGAGCCCCACCAACAAAATTATATGCTTTGTACTTTGGTAGAGCAAATGACATGTTTTCTGAAATTTCCATCAATTTGTTATCGAATGGATTATTTAAATTCTCTGATCTTTCATATTTGTAACCTTCCATAAATAAAATTCTTTTTGTTCTAATATAAGTAAAATATTTTAAATTATCAACTATTGTCTCCAACCACAATGTCCTGAAGATGTACCAGCATTTACCGCCGGATTTAAACCGGTTACACTACTAGAACCACTATCAGTTGCATAATAAAATTTCCAGCTTACATTATTTTGACCACTACCATCATAACAACCTAACATGTATTGCCAATCTTGACCCATTGTAAAATTCTCTTCACCACAGTTTACGTGTGGTTTTGCTACGTTACCAATGTTTGTGTCGTTTGAATTACTCCATCTTCTTAAGTTGTAACCGCCGTTATATGATCCCTCGTTCCCACAATAACCTTTCCCATATTTTGAAGGGATACCTTTTTGTTGAGCGTGTGCACTCCAATGTGTGGAAGAACTTGGTGTTTCATTTGAAAAATTAAACTTAATCCCGGCGCTACTTGTCCAAGCATAACCAAAACTTTCATCATAAAACGCACCACCACCGTCGTTTCCGCTTATAGATGTTACAGCAAATCCACTAACATAACTTTCATTAGATAGATTAAATTTTTCTATAGTTGTTGAACCACCAGAAATTAGATAAGCTAACTCAGTTTCTTTTTGCATAGTTGCAACATCACTTCTAGCAATACCTGTATTAAATTTTGTTTGATGTGTATATTTTGTGTCTGTAAGCATATTAATAGCGGATGTTCTGGTACCATGAATATTATCTGGCCCCTTCCACGCATTATCATCATTAACAGACCATACAAAGAAAATAGACTTACTACAAGCACCAGATGTATACGATGCTGGAAAATCCAATAATTCTCCAATATGTGTTGTTTGATCGGTTAAGTTGGTAACTTTGTGAACGTTTTTCCATGGAGACGAATCTTTATAGCCTCCAGCTAAATAAGAATAATTTATAATCTGTCTGTATCTAAATGCTGTGGGTTGTGGTTCTTGCGCTGCAATCCTTTCCCAACCGTCATCAATATTTGATATTCCTGTATACAACATCAAATAGCTACTTCCACTGGTGGAAGTTTCTAGGTACAATGATCCCGATCTAGGATTACTAGGTCTGTTAGCTCTAGTACCTCTAGGAGGTCTATTAACTACTCTATCGGATCTTAAACTACCACTAACTTCTAAATTCTCGTATATCATTTTATATAATTATTTTATGATCTCCAACCACAATGTCCTGAAGATGTACCGGCATTAACCCCTGGAGCTAATCCACTTACACTTGTTGTTCCAGTGTCTGTTGCGTAAAAGAATTTCCAACTTGTATTATTCTGTGCTCCGTCATAGTTACCTAACATATACTGGTGGTCCTGACCCATTGTAAAGTTTTCCTCGCCACAGTTAGGGTGTGGTTTTGCGACATTACCAATGTTTGTATCATTTGCATTACTCCATCTTCTTAAATTATACCCACCAGAATAACTACCTTCATTCCCAGCATAACCTTTACCTACCTTAGAACTAATTCCTTTTTGTTGCGAGTGAGCACCCCACATGCCTGTAGATGTAAATGTTTCAGAAGCAAAACTAAATTTAATTCCTGCTGCTGATGTCCAACCATAACCAAAGTTTTCATCTGAAAATGCTGAACCACCATCGCCACCATCAATAGTTGTTAAATTGAATCCGGTCATTATTGTTTCATTACTTAAATCAAATTTTTCTACTGTTGAGCTACCACCTGTAAACATATAAGCAAATTCTGTTTCTTTATGCATTGTGCCTAAGTCACTTCGGTTTGAACTAATATTAAATTTAGCCTGGTGTGCATAGTTAGTATCATTTGCCATATTAATTGCTGAAGTTCTTGTGCTATGTACATCTGATGGGCCTTTAAATGTATTATCAGTATTAACAGACCATACAAAGAAAATATATCTACTACATGCACCTGATGTATACGAAGCGGGGAAATCTAGTAATTCACCAATATGTGAGGTTTGATCTGTTGAATTAATTGTTTTGTGCACATTTTTCCATGGTGATGAATTTTTATATCCACCGGCAAGATATGATACGGCAATAATTTGTCTAAATTTAAATCCAACATTTGAATTAACTTGTGATGAAACTCTAACCCAACCACTATCACCATTATCTAATCCAGTATATAGCATCAAAAAACTACCACTGGCAGCCTCTTCAAGATATAGTGAACCAGTAACAGGGCTTGCCGGTCTATTTGCCCTAGAACCCCTAGGTGGTTTAGATACACCTTGAACTCTTAAACTACCACTAATTTCTATGTTATCGTGACGCATATTTTATAAATATATTTTTTAATTTCTCCAACCACAATGCCCAGAAGATGTTCCACCGTTAACACCTGGCGCTAAACCAGATGGGTTAACAGTTCCGGTATCAGTAGCATAGATAAATTTCCAACTTGTGTTATTTTGCAAACCGTCATAGTTTCCCAACATATACTGGTGGTCTTGACCCATAGTAAAATTTTCTTCTCCACAGTTTCCGTGTGGTTTTGCGACATTACCAATATTGGTTTCATTAAACACATTCCATCTTCTCAAGTTGTATCCACCATTATAATTCCCCTCATTACCCGCATATCCTTTTCCCCATTTGGAACTAATACCTTTTTGCTGACCGCTAGCCCCCCATTGTTGGTTATTTGTGAATGTATCTGTGGCAAAAAATAGTTTATTACCACTTTCAGATCCATAACCATATCCATAATTTTCATCAGAAAATCCAGAACAACCTAGTGAACTGGTGATAGACGTTTTTAATGTTAAGTATGGCTGCATATTAGGATAATATACACTATACATTGTCTCATTGGTTAAATTAAACTTTTCAACAGTTGCAACACCACCACCAAACACCCATGCAAATTCAGTTTCTTGGAATAAAGTACCTAAATCATCTCTTGCATTTGCTAAATCCCATTTAGATTGATGAGCATATGCTGTTTCATTAACCATGTGAACACCAGTGGTCCAGGTTGAGTGTATTTGTGTTGCTGATTTCCATAATCCATCTGTATTAGTTGACCAAACAAATAATATCGATTTGCTACAAGCCCCAGAAGTATATGATGCGGGATAGTCCATTAATTCACCTAAGTGAACCGTCTGGTCTGTTGCATTTGTTGTTCTATGTACGTTTTTCCATGGTGACGAATCCTTATAACCGCCAGCCAAATATGAAAAATTAATTATTTGTCTGTATAAAAATCCAATTCTATCAGTATTTTGTGAACCGACCGGCTCCCAACCATCATCTCTATTTGATGCTGCTGTGTATGTTACAACAAAACTTCCGCTACTTGATTCTTCTAAATAAAGTGAACCTATTTCTGGGCTTGATGGTCTATTAGCTCTAGGTCCTCTAGGTATGATATATTGTCCACTAACATCTAAAGATCCACTAACAATTACATTTTCTCTTAACATACTAAAATATACCGATTTTATCCGATAATTACAACCCTACCGGTTCTGTTAGTTGTAAATGTTATCGTAACCACATTTACACTTGTTGTTACGATTGTAGATGGCCAAAACATTTCATCATTATTATCATAAACCATTACCATAACATCTTTTGTGTTAAAATTATGTGTAACAGTTACGCTACTCACAGAACTAAAAGATGCCGTTGCCTTTAATGGTACCGTATACCAAGAATTCCAAGTGGTGTCGATACCTTTTCTAAGTCTTAATTGTGGTGTACCACCACCATTTGCCGCGGTACTACCAAATGCTAATTGATATGATGCATCACCTGTACTTGCGGTTGTACCATCCCAAGGATGAAAATGTAGAACCCCTGAATAGTTACCTGCGGTGGCTGTTGTTGATGCGTTTGCAAATGAAAATCTGAAACCTCTCGTCCAAGCATTTGGATAATACGCCGCAGCATTTGCATCACGATTTGTATCTGAATATGTATAAACACCATCTCCAAGTGCTAAACCTGTAAATGTTGGTGAATTACTTGTACCAACACTTTGATTTATGGTATATGCAGTAATATTACTTGCAGTACCTGTTGTATTCTGATTAAATGTTGGTACTGACGCAGTTATTGTTGTACTATCACCAAGAGTTAGTGTTACGGTTGAACTTGTGAATCCTAAAGATGATGGTCTTTTGTTATATGCTGTATTCCAATTTGTTGCTGAACTAATATATGAGTCACCAATTGCAGTACCATTCCATACACCAGTTGTAACTGTTCCCATATATACAGTTCCGTCACCATAAACTCTTAATAAATGATCAGCACCCCAATGACCAAAAGATATATAGTTACTGTTAGAACCAGCACCAGCCCAATTATATCCAATATAACCTGAGTTTTTAGTATTTCCAGATGCCCCAACTACCAAAATATTTGTTTGACCTGCGGTCATATTTGCCGCAAAATTTTCTTGTGAATGTATAAAACTTGCGGCTGTTGAGGTGTTTATTTTTAATGTTGCGGCATTACCTGACCCCGTTGAACCGATAACTAATTGACCGGTCATCGTGTCACCTGCCTTTAGTACAAAGGTTGTTAATTGTGCTGATCCTGATACAATTCCACTTGGTATATTTGATAGTCCTGTATATGATACTTGTGATGAACCCGAAACAATACCACTTGGTATTCCTGTTAGTGAACCATATGTAATTTGTGAACTACCCGAAACCAATGCTGGTTTATCTGTTATTCCATTAAATGATACTTGTGATGAACCTGAGACTAATGTTGGTTTATCTGTTATTCCATTAAATGAAACTTGTGATGAACCACTAATAACATTATCGGCATTTAATTTGGATTTGATTGTTGTATTAATCGAACTAGTAAATGAATTCAATGAACCTGTTGAGGTTTCAACGTTACCAATTCTTGTGACCGCGTTGTTGAATTCTGTCTCTCTTACAATTCTTTGTTCGGACCCTAATTGACCCGCAATCCAATAATCATTTGTTGCGTCCCATAATAATGAACCAGACACTTGATTTGGGGCGGTGGTATCTTTAACTCTAAGACCGGCTAAAGTTGCCCCTGTTCCATTAAGGTTAATTAAATTATTATCAACATCAAGAGTTGTTGTATTAACGTTTGTGGTC